TTAGCGCACACTTTTTAATGTTTATGCGTTATTCTGCATGTTTTGAAAGCATTTTATGCATTTATGTGACAAAATGTCTAAAATGTTTTAGCCTAAAACATCATAGGTCGGTCATCCTACTCAATTGGATTCGTTTTCGCTTGAGTAATTCGTGTTCATTTTCAAACTCGCTAGTGACAAGCTGTTTAATTTGGTCAAACCTTGTGCGTAAAGTTACAATGTCCATCTTTAAAGATTGTATTCAAAATTTTCTCGCTCGGTTTTGTAATAGTGACACTTTGCGTGCAAACGGCGTTTAAAAGATGACGACAAATCTGAAACAATCGTTGCATACATTCATTTTTCTTTTGCTTCAAAGACGATGACTGCGAGCATGACGAGTTCCACGAGCATGACGAGTTCCACGAGCATGACGAGTTCCACGAGCATGACGAGTTCCACGAGCATGACGAGTTCCACGAGCATGACGAGTTCCACGAGCATGACGAGTTCCACGATGACGAATTCCACGATGACGAATTCCACGATGACGAATTCCAATAGACGTTTTGCGTTGGCGACGCCCGCCTACGGCTTCTACGATTTTATTATAATACGGCAGTAATTCGATGTCGAGGGCTGCACGATAAGAAAGTACGTCATCAAGCAAAGATGTTAATTCAGGATCCCCTGGAGCGCGTGTTAATGCCGCTACGACAAAAATTTTTAAACCGGTTAACTTTGTATGTTTTCTTTGGAGAAAAGCATATTCATCAACACCAGCATCTTTGCGGGATTCTTTAATTTGTTGAAATCTTGCGCGTAAAGATGCTAAATTCGTTCTCTACAGATTGCATTCATTATTTAGCTCAATTGCGATCATGAATTTAAACGCGATGACGAGCACTACGACGTCCGCCTACACATGCATCCAAGAACTGCGTTAATTGTTCGTTCGCGATGTCGTGGGGTTCATTTACGCGCGGGGGATCCGGGTTACCGGGAGGAATGCCCAAGTAATTCTAACTCTTAAATTTGCTGCCGTGTATTTTCGAACGTATATTCATTTGCAAAATATCGAACTGTTTAATAAACCTTTCACGTAGAGCTTGCAAAGTTGTTGTATTCGAAGAAGGGTAAAAATTGATCCCCACATACAAACTCGCATCACCCAAGCAGAGAAAATGACCGCACCTGTTTTCAAATATGAAGTTCAACTTGTCACCGCAACCTGGTGCAATACGTGCCGCACAATCGACAAGACCGATATGGCACGCATCGCAGCATCCACGTATGCGAGTCTGGACATTCTGGATTACGACACGGATTTGGATGATCTCGACCAATTGAGCATTACGTCCTTGCCAACCATCCGTATGCGCCCAGTTGGTACAACGGAGTGGCAGACATTAACATCCAAGGACATTTCTGCAGCTGAAGCATACAAGGAATGGAAGGCAACCATGCTTAGCACTCTTGTCGCATACGGGTTTTCGGGCACGGAATTCTAAGAACAGAGTAAATGCTAAGCGTCCCATCGTCCCCATCATCGTCCCCATCATCGTCCCCATCATCGTCCCCAATGTCAACCGAGCGCATGCTTTTTTTGTACACCCTCGCCGCTACTGTCCCCATTGCGGTGCTTACGGCTACTTTGCTGATGACCCGTTTGAGCGGTCGTGCACTGCTTGCATTAACTGCCATCGGAGGTTTCATTTCATTCGGCGCATTTTGTCACCTGATGTTTGAGCTTCTGTATGAGTTAGCAGGTGCACCGACCAGCAAAATCCCCGTTTGGACCGTGTTTTATTTGGTGACTTACCTTATCACGGCATTTACGTTTCTCTTTTTCGGTCTGCACGTTGTTGACCCGGGGCTGTATTTTGGCGGCTTTGGTGCCACAAATAAAGCTGCATTTGTCGACGCACTGTATCTCAGTTTAAGTGATTATATCGGATCAACGCCAGATCCAACGCTCAAATTCAAAAATCAATTGGCACGATTTTTGCCCGTGATTCAGGGCATTTTGAGCATGTTTGTAAATGTGGTTGTGATTGCAAAATTCGTGTCGGGATTCTAGCACGACATTAAGCACATTGCAATGAAACTGAGCGCAACACCGATATATTTTCGCGTACTGAGCCTTTCGTTGAACACCGTAATCCCAATGAGCGTCACCAACACATCGCTCGTAAGGTCCCACACGAGATTCATGGTTGTCATGCACTCGTGTTGGAGCGCAAAATAAAAAATGATTGGATTGAGCGCGTATGCGAGCATTGGAAATATTAGCATCCACGTGGACCACCCGCCGTGTGCAATCTGCTTTACAAACGGCATCATAAACACATCGTTAAGTGCCAGTAAAGTGCCATACATAAATGTTGGATTCATCTTCTACTCTTTGGATAGGTGTCAGGCAGGCCCCACGGTAGGTACTTTTTGCCTGTACTTTTTTGCCCGAATTGAGACCAAACGGATTTAAACAAAAGTACCGAGATTTGGCCCTGAGTGTCAGGGAAATTGGAAAAAGACGGTAGAGGAACAATGCCGCCGATTGATTTAGCCACTGTGCAATTTCGGTGCATCAATTTGGATCGTCGACCGGACCGTTGGTCTGCGTTTCAAGCGCGTGCTACTGCTGGAGGTCTTCGCGTTACTCGTCTTTCTGCTGTCGATGCAAAAACATTCGATGCTGTCCGTCACCCCGATGTTTCTATTGCGACCGCGCACAATTTAATGTACGGAATTCGTCGTTCGCCGTATGAAATTAGTTCAAACGGAGCGATTGGTGCGTCTCTTTCTCATTTTGCGGCATGGCAGCAACTCGTGGATTCCGTAGCACCTGCTGCCGTGATTTTTGAGGACGACAGTCCTATTCCGTCGGGCATGCAAACGCGCATTGCAGACATTGTTACTGGATTGGATGCGGTGGGCGACTGGGATATTGTCTTGTTTTTTAGAACCGGTTTTGGAAACGGAGTGTATGGGTGTGCCCCCGACCCAACACTACCCGCTGGATTTCAAACATGTGACAGCCTGTCTGGAGCGCACGCATATATGATTTCCCGAACGGGGGCGCAGAAATTATTGGCACGTGCGCGCCCTATTGAGCTGCATGTGGATGCATTTATGGCGTATATGGCGAGGCTTGGGTATATCCGTATGCTCTGGCACCCCTCGTTGGATGTTGGGGGAAATTGGGAGGATTCGGACATTAATCACAAAGGTGGGCGCATTCTTGAACTCCCGACGAATATGGAACGTGCGGGGATTTATGCGATGGATACTCGAACAATGTTTGCTGTCGTTGCGATGGCTGCGATTGTGGGTGGGCTGGTGGGTGTTGCTATGTTTGGAAAAACGAAGTTGGGAAAACGGAGTTAGCGATGTTGAGAAAATGAAGTTGGGAGAATAGCGGTCGCAGACCTTAAACCAAAATATGTGTCTGTGAACAATGGGTGCATCCACTTCGCGCATTTGGGCCGATATTCGAGCGCTTGAGTCCGATGACATACGGGCTGAAATGATTGAAACTGTGTTGATGTCCCCGGATTATGTAGCGGAAGCTAAACGTGCGGGCGTGTATGCGTCTCTTCTCGCATGGATGAGTGCGCGGCGTCGCGGTGATTTGCCACCCTTTCCGTATTCTACAGCTAGGGCCCCTCAAGCACCAAATCCGTATCAGTTTTCTGCTGCACCTCCACGTTTTTCACCCCCAGCAACGGGGTGGTCTTCACATCCTCCATCTCCTCCATCTCCTCCATCTCCTCCAACATCCGTTGTTCCCGTTAAAAAATTCCACGATTACTACGAACAGTGTTTGTACATTTTGGGCATTGGTGAAGATGAAGAACTTACACACGAACGCATACGCATGGCGTACAAACGGGCGTCGCTCACAGCTCATCCAGATAAGGGTGGCAGTGCCGAAAAGTTCGATGAATTGAAACGGGCGTTTACGTATGTTGAAAAACTCATTGACCGAATTCGCGGTAAAGCTGAGGATCGAGCACGTTTCACTGCACCTGTAACAATGGAAACTGCAATGGCTGCACGATTTACACCAACAGGTTCCGATTTAGCAATGCCAGGGTCCAGGGATTCAAGAGGACCCGTAACATTATCAGCAAAAAAACTGGATATGAATTTATTTAACAAAATGTTCGAGCAAAATAAACTTCCGGACCCTGAACGCGATACAGGCTATGGTGATTGGCTCAAATCACAAGAAGGGGGTGAGGACGTTGTTGTGGATCCACGGCTTTCGGCTGGGAAAAAGGTTACGTCGCAGCTGTTTGACCAAGTCTTCCGCGAACGTGCGCACGCAGGTGCTGGAGCAATTGTGCGCAAAACAGAACCGGATGCTCTCATTACGCCCGGCGGTACAGAACTTGGTGGCGAAGTCGATGATTACACTGCGGCATTTGGTTCCGGCACGCAATTCACAGACATCAAGCAAGCATATACCACAAAAAGCACATTTAGCCAGGAAGTAGCAAATGTTCGCGTGAAGAATGACAAATTGTCGTTGGAAGAAGCGTGTCGTGCGCGCGACGCCGAGATGAAGGCACCCGTTCAACGTGATGAGCAAACGCGCATACTTGAATCTGAGCGGGCATTGAAGGAACGAGAGCGCAAACGGTTGCTCCGTTTAGCCAATCAGGATATTCAGGCTTCCACGTGGTTTGAGCAAATGGCGGCACAATTGTTTGTTACGGACAAATGATTTGCAGCACCTAACCAAATAATTCAAGAATTAAAATCGTGCACGAGGTAACAATGAAGAATCCCGTAAGTGTTAAAAATGTTATACCGACAATTGGCAATGCAATTACTACGGATGATTCATTGCTTGTACACGTAACGGGTTTAGCCTTGCTAATCCAAACTGTTTGTTGGGCACCTGGAGTGTAAAGAGCAGCCTTTGCATTGGCATCCTCCTGATGACCCCACGTTCCAAGTTTTTCAGTGCACACATTCAACCATTCTACATACGCACCGTAACACGTGTAAACATCACAAATTGTAACATCCCCCGCTTGATAGCAATTTGTGCATGTTTCAATTGTGGTCCATGTTTTTTGCACATGCGCGTCAACTACGCTCCTACAAGAAAAGTTGGAAGGCCGATGATCAAGCACACAATTGCAATGCACATGCAAACACATGGAGCTGCTGAAATAACACGCATGATGTGTTTGTGATGGCTACTGTATGCTGTCAATTTTTGCCGTTGCGACATCCGCATGTTTGATCGCAAGAAAACATTCGCCATCCATTGTCATGGCGCACTTTGCTTTCTCGCTCTTGAAGAATGAATTTTGTTCGTTTGAATTGAAACCGAAAATTTCATTAATTTACACCGTTTTCCATCGGCATGCGGTGTATGTCCGTAAAATTGCGAATACAAGTATCCTTGTTCAAAATCCAACAGTTCGTTCGGAACCGCAACAAAATCCAGGAGAAAATATGTGTGTGTTGCAGCAATTAAATATGGATACGGCACTTCATTGATAAACACATGCGACACAAGCTTTGCGGAATCAAACGAATCGCCTGAAACCTTATTGAATTCAACCACTTCACTGCCGATAAAAACACAGCAATTCTCATTTTTTTGTGCTACAATGCTATTTCCAACATACTGTTCGAAAGATTCATTTGGAAACATTGCATCGATGCCTTGACCAAGCCACACCCGTTTGAAATTCTTGAGGGTGTACACGGAGGCGACTGTAATTGGGCGTTCCAAATAATCGTCCTCGTCATCGTATGATAAGGATTCGACCGTTAGGCACTTTGACGCCGTGTCAATTGTTACACGATAGGGGCGATTTCCATTGTCAACAGTTCGATATTTGCGACCCTTGTTTTTTACCGTTTTCTTCCATTGATAGATATTTTTGGCATTTGCAACGGACATGTAGGGTTTTCCATCATTGCCGACTTTCGTTTGCCCCTTGCAGTCGTGCGCTTTGAATGGGGGTCCGGGACGTTCCTTGTAGCGTTTTGCCGTTTGACGGACGCAATGTGCCATGTCTATTATACTGAATTATTTTCATGTTGAAACGAATCAGGGCCCCATGTAGTTATGAAGGCTTCAATACATTTCCGTATGAATTTTTAACCAGACGTTTAGTGTCATATATTTTTACATTGTGATCTGAATACGTGATTTTTCCAGAACATGTTGATCAAAGCTGCCATCTTGCAGACAATGTTGGGTTTTCTGAATTTAATCGAACCCTACCATGCCGCTTATTTAAGATTGCTGAAAGTTGCGATGCATGACATTTAAAATATTCACAGCAATCTTTTTGACAATTAAATTCTGCAACTGTTTTTAGAGAAATTAAGTCAAACACTTCAATTTTTCGTACAGAGCTACGATTTCTTGCTTGTTCTTGCTTTGTAGCCCATTGTAAATTATCAACATTATTGTTTTTACCATTTCTGTCTTTATGGTCAATCGTATGGTCTTTTGTTGGAGGCTCACCTAAAAATACGCGTCCAACTAAATCGTGAACGCGTAGTTGTCTTCCTTTATATTGAATTGTGAAATATTCGCCAACGGAACCAAACGTTTTAAAAGAGTTGAGAATTTGCTTGTTTTCAACTCTTCCTTTATTTGATACAAATAATTTAGGTCTTAATGGATCTTCTTTCCACTCTTCTCCTTCAATTACAACACAGTTTTTCTCTTGATAAACCCATTGATTTCCAAATTTATCTCTTTTACCGTCCAGAGAACGACGAATTGGTTTCGATGTAATTTTTAATACACGACACGCGTCATTAATTGATTTGTAAAATGAAGTCTTAATGATTGTTCCTTCTGTATCATATTCAATGTAATTTACAGGCGTACAACTGAATTGTGTTGCCTTAATTCCACGTCCTGGATTATCAGATGCGGTTTTTGCACAATGTTCCTTACGAGTTAGGATTTGAAGATTTGAGAAAAAATTATTTCCAGGATCTTGGTCGATATGATCTATATCATAATCGAGTGGAATTGAAATATTATACAAACATTCCATTATAAATCTGTGTGCTTGATATTTTTTAGCATTGATTGTTATTGTTGTTCTATTTTTGTGTTTCCCGTTTCGCAACAGAGTTTTTCTATGAATTGATCTAATCATTCCGGTACTATTTGATGAATAATGTGTTTGAATTGGATGGCAATACCATACATTATCCCTAATGTTTATTGAATTAATCAGAGAATTTCTCCATTCCTGTAATGCAGATTCTTCATCTTCTTCACTTTTAAGAATTGATTCTGCATGTTCTCTTGAAAGTGTTTCTTCAACTGAACGTTTTGAGTCGCGTGTTATTTTTACCTTTTCTAAAGTTCGTTTCATTGTGCATTTACGGCAGAATACACCAGTTTCCATTAAACGTCTCTGTGTTTTAGAACCTTTTTCGCCACATCCGCATTTAAACTCAATTTGGGTGTCTCTGTTAAACACATTATATTCTTTAGATAATATAGCATCATCTCTTAATGCTATGTTAAATAATTCGTTTGGTGTTACACACGCCATATTGCATTTTTATCGCCAATCATTTAGCGCATCATTTTTGCGCTTTGACCGCGACAATGAAATATGTTAATTTGCAAGAAAAGCATTAATTAAATCTTGAAATGGTTGAAACATTGAAAAATTAACACAAAGGTCAAACCATACGTTTGCTGTTATTGGATGATTAATCATAATTACTCCATTTCTATCAGGTAAAATTGTATTCAAAAATAAAGTTGAGATGGCTTTCCATAAATTAGAGTAAATCTCTTGATTTTCATCATTTCGTTCACTTTCTAAGCGAAGGAACATTCCAATTCTTGCAAGAAGATTAAGCCTCTCAATGTGTGGCTTATTAACAAGAAAATTTTTAAGTCTATTAACATTTGCCATCTGTTCAGGCGTGGCTACAATAATAATGTCGTTTAAGGGAATACGCGACATTTTAATCTAATTGTATGCGGTACTTTAGACCCACTTGTCATTACGAAAGTCTTATGAAACGACCCTTTGAAAAAAATTTATTTCATTCAAACGGTTAATCTTCAAAAATCGCATCAGTTTTAGCGGCGGCGTGTCTGGCGGCGGCTTTTACGATGTTTCGTCATTCCAACGGCATTTGTGCCGCGTTTGAGTGTGCGCATCGATCCACGCCCAACGCTACGCACCATGTTTGTACTACGCCGAAGTGTGCTGCGAAGCATACTCATAAAGGACATTGTTCCTGATAGAGTCCGCGAAAATTTATCCGCGAACCTTTAACCATGCATTCCACGCATTTGTTCGCCGCGGGTCATAGCGTGTCTTGAGGTGTTCAGCTGCCAAACGGTGTACTTGAACGCGTTGGGGTCCGAGCCATGCGTGAAAGGCCGCAATCTCCGGGTCTTTTTCTTTGCCAGTATCAGTATCCGACATGATGCGTCCACGTACGCGCGCACAACTGATATCAATTTTGTCTCGTCATGGGCGGCCGTTGGACATGTTTCGGCGCGGGGACCGAATTCGAGCCGCCGGGCGCATGGCATTGACTCGCGGCTATACCTATGTACTCGATGCGGAACCCGGAGATTTGCCGTCGGATTTTCGACCGGACTTGACGCCACAAGAAATGCTTTTGCTCGGCGTGTTTGAGGGCAAATACCTGAACGATTGTGTCGCCGAATTTCCCGCAGAATGGTTTCTGGGCGCATTGCAAACGGAGTCTCTGTCGCCCGAAGGACCCAATATTGAATGCAATTTGTTTTGCATCAAGTCCCGTCAGCCGCTTGGAATTTGGCGTCAAAATGGATGGGCGCCTTCGCGAGAGCATGGTACGAATACGGATGACCACTTTCACGGCGCACTCGGTGACCCAAACCGAAATCCAGACGAACGTGGATGGTTTCAGTGGTATTGTCGATTTTGGATGGGTCGACGGATTCCGGCGTTGGATGCAATTCAAATCAAACGGTGGCGGGCGTTTCGGCGTCATGCGGGAGCAATACGGGCGGGGTGTGCGCCGGGGGACCTGACGTGTCGAGTTCGCGAACGACAAGCCCTTCTTCAGTGGGCGTACAACCCGTTTGTGTAAACATGTTTTTTGGGCTACACATTCCCGCGTTAGCAGCAATCTTTAGTAACGGCGTTCCCTACAAATTTAAAATGTAGTAAACTTTCGATAAATAACACGAAAGTCATGGAAGGTTTTAGTAAATTCTTCCGTAATTGGGTGCCGCGCGTAAAAATCCGCCAAACCATTCGATGTTGGATACAGCAATTTTACTATGTCGTATGCTTTCCACCAGTTGGAATCTGAAACAATTCGCTTATCTGAGAGAAATTTACGAACAATGTCCGGACGATTCTCTTTGCATGCAGTGATTAATGCATTAAAGACATCGTCTTGATTTAACAGGGGTGGTCAACCTGTTCCTTTGACGTTGCACAAACAAGAGCCTGAATGTAATTTACACTTGTTAGTGCGTCAATGTAATCAAGGGTGACCGTAAATGTTTCAGTTGCATGTGGTTCAGTTGCATGTGGTTCAGTTGCATGTGGTTCAGTTGCATGTGGTTCAAGCGCAACCGCCTCTGTCTCAAGCGCAACCGCCTCTGTCTCAAGCGCTACACGTAAAAGTGCAATTTGCGCTTGAGCAAATGTTTGAAGTTCCTCCAGGCGCCACATGAAGGCGTGCTTCAATTCCCTCAAGACGTTCTAAATTTGCGTAAATTTGTTGCATTTACCCCGTGCATTTAACATCCGCTTGCCTCCTCATTTTTTAAGCTTACGCGTGAACCGTTTGGATGGTGGTCGCAAACGTCGTGTTACCCGAAAACCCGAGCCCGGTTGAATCGCTGCGGCAAATTCACCACGTTTCTCAACAATTCGCTCTCGATGCGCCTTTTTGAGTTCCGGTATACTCGGTTGATGTCCCGCACACTCCAACGGAAAAACATCGATAACATCCCCCGTTTCCGCCGCCTCCAAACGGCGCGCAGCCTCCAACTCAATTAATGCATGAATCACGCATAAAAGCCGCACAGACACATATTCTTGAAGATTCGCGAAATACATCGCATAATGCATTTGAATGAGCAAATCCAAGGACCCAAGACGATATCCATCCTTAAGTTCTACGAAATTGTGGCATGCGACCGTTTGAAATACAACGGCGCATAATTCATCGTCCAAACGGAGTTCCGTTCGCGTTGGAAGCAATTCGCCGATTGCATCAAACACCGTTGCCTTCAGTTCGCATTCGTGTGCAATGAGGTTTGCAAGTGCCGACGCGTGTTCCGACATAAGGAGTATGACTTCGTTGGGCGACGGCTCACCAAGCACGCTTGCACCGCTTAAAAAAATCGCACCAGATTCCATGCCAAACGAGAGAATACGAGAATGCAATTCAGGGTCGCCGTTGCCGCCTTTGCCCAATGCCTCCAACGGGTGTGCCGTGCAGTGTCCTGGCCGCAACGGATGAAATCGATTCAGCAGCAACAATCGTTCATACACCTTTTCCCAACGGCTCACCATACCCGCTGGCCGGCTCAGCTCCAAATAAATGTTCATACGCAAAAAGTTCACAGACGCAAACAAAATCCCGCCAATATTGTCAGCATCCTGCACGAGACGTTCATACACGTCGGATGGAATAAAGGTAATATCTGCAGCGGGACGATAATTGACAAAAATTTTATAGGTACCCTCGTGAATCCCGAATTTAGCTTCAACATCGGTAAAGCCGTCAGCAATAAAGTTTGACAGCAAATCAGCACAATCCTGTAGGGGATCCGGTGTCATAAAATCGTAATCGGGCAAATTGAGTGCGGGGTCGTAGAATTTGTGGTCGGATGGCATGTGCGCATTAATCGCAGCACCACCATACACCACACGCCCCGTCTGTCGCAAAAAACGTTCGAGAATTTCAACAATCTTACGGGCTTCAATATCTTCCGCAGCAAAACGCTGTTGGTGTTCGGCAGCAGCAAGAGCCGCCGCATGAGCTAAGGCAATGAGGGAAGTTGTCGATGCCATTCCTCTTTGCTTGGGGCGTTGACTTTTGAAATGCGTCGGGTTTAATCCATGCGTTTAAACGATACCGTCCCAAATGTTTCAAAAAACGCATCCAATTGCGAATCACTGGGGCTGAAAAGATTCACTGCAACAAATTGCGCCCCTGAGCACGCTTTCCACGAATTCGCTTTGAACAAACGATCATTGTTCGTTGATGTGCCACCAATCGTTGGCTGCACGAGACAAAAACCAGCTTGTGGCAATGTGAGTTGGTCCTCCGTATTGTCGCACGGCGGCTGATTTGCTACAGTCAACGCGCCAATATTGCTCGGATCAAACAGGATTGTGTTGGGTGCGCGCTCAATTGCATTTGTCACTTCGCCCATGCGTGTGTTCATGAATGTTTTCAAAAACGCGGCATAGGATGGAGTGGATTTGCCCAATACATTGTACGTTGCAGATGGACCTATTCCGTCTGAATCCGGAATAACAATTACAAACGCCTGTCCCATAAATTCCGAGAAAGTAGCCGAACACAATGCACTCTGGTTTGCAGCTTTGTTCCACGCGGACGGCATCGCATGACCCGCGATTGCGCTGCCGACGATTTCGCCCAATGTATTTAGATACGCTACGGTCATGTGCCCATGCAATTTGAGAATGACGAAAAATGGATCCGTTGATTGCGGGGTATCGAATGCTGCAAGAATCGCGGCCTTCAGGATTTCACCAACCGGCGCTGCATTTCGTGTTGCGCGTTTCCAGTTACTGTAGTGTCCAGACGACGTTTCAACCATCGCACACACCATCGGGCGTGTCGGATCGGCCGTATCGGGCCACACATCCAGCACAATCGCTCGCGCGCCTGCTTCAACCTGAAGACGGGCGGCCTCGGGATGAACCGTGCCAATCCAGGGACCATTTTCGGTAAAAATACCGCCAAAATTTGCAGTTGCTACGGAAAACTGTACCATTGGCGCATCTTCCGTTAAAACGAGGGGCTTACGGTTTCCTTTGAGTGCTTCGTAATCTCGACCATTTCCACCCTTTGGTTGTGGCGGTGTAACATACGTATTTACCAGCAAGGGTATCATATATGACACCGTAAACACGAGAATGACAAATGCGCAAAAAACATGCACGCCAATACTGAGACTGAGTCTGTGTGGGTTGTTGAAACAAAAAATCTCAATGGTGTCCTCGAGCAATGTTGTGAATGTGGTGGACGTGGTTGACGTTGCGGCCATCTCTCTCTATTGATTAGGACATTAACTTCGTGAATTCGCTGCGTGTCATGACAGGAATTTTTTGCGAATGCGCTTTGGTAATTTTGGACGATGTTGGCTCTGGACCGTCGGGATACACGACATGCGTTGTCGCCTTGGTAATTGAAGCACCCACCGTGTGACCTGCAGCCTCGAGAGATGCCTCCAATGCCTTGTCTCGCTCGCCGGTAAAAACAACAACGAAGCGCGTTGCGGGTGGTTTTGCTGCTGGTTTTGCGGTAGGTACGGACAGTCCTGTTGCATCCCTCCACGCAAGATACGCCGGCACCGCATCCCGAATGCTGTCAAGTGTTCCTGCGCTTATACCTGCAATAGCACCAAAGTCCATTTCGGGCCAACGTGCAACATTGGGTTCAACTTCAAGCAACGGCATCAATTTCGTATGTCCAACTCCACGCGGCATGGTACAACTTGCAACCATGAAGGTCAGCTCTGTCCAACCTTTTTGCCCAGCCCGTAAGCCCTCGTAGGTTCGCTCGGCCCCGCGTTGCTGAAAGCCCTCTGCGCCCGCCAAGTCTGCTACGGTTGCCCCGTAAATCTGACGAATGGTCTTAAATCCTGCAGCATACAGCTTTTCCACGATGCCTGGACCCACGTTTTCAGCACCGAGTTCGCGTAGGGCTTTTGTGAGTTGAATGCACGCCTGTTCTTTGTCGAGTGTGCCTGCTTTGGGGCGAATGTGAACGGCGCCATCCCATTCCCAAGCGGTTGCAGGCATAGATGGCGATGCAGCTGGGGTTATTACGCGCACAATTTGCGGAATGACGTCTCCCGCTCGTCGAATTTCAATTTGTGCACCTGGTCCCACACGGTTTTCGTAAATCCAGCGGCCATGTAGACCCGTTGCAGCACTAATTGTGGCGCCGGACAGTTTTACGGGGTCAAACAACACACGGGGAATCAGGTACCCGCCGGAACTAACGTTCCATTCAACGGCGCGCACAAGGGTTGTTGCTGAAACGCCAACGAGTCGTGTTTTCCATGCCATACGGTCTGGTGGATTAATTGCGTTTCCTTTGCGCACCGTTGGTTTCCATGTTGCTGGACGAGCCACATTTGGCGCAAGGACTAATCCGTCGAGTTGGTATGGGCTTGCGGATTCCGTTGCGCTAAACAGTGCGCTTAGCGTGCTTGTTGACATGTCGGTCACTCTGGCGTGTGTGACAACTTCTAATCCAGCGGCGCGCATAAAGTCCAACGCATCAAGTGGAGTGCGGTCGACGGGAACGACGAGCTCGTATGCTACAAAGCGAACGTTGGCGTAGAGCGCAGCATCGAATTCGCTTGGCTTGCGATTGAGAATGCCGGCAACAATGCCGCGTGCGAGTTTGTCTGCGGGGAGAGAGTCGGTGCGCATGATGAGTTCCCCTCGAATGGCAATGCCATTTGAGGGGCTCGCGCGTCCTGTGGACGCAAGTTCGCCACGCACAGCGATGGCGGCCCCTCCAAATCCAGTAAAATGCGGAACAAACGCGCTAATGTCGCGACCTTGCATTCCATTCCCTCGCGTATACAATTTTCGCGTTTCAGGAAACCACAGGGCCGAAACGCCATCGAGCTTGGGCGTGGCAACATAGAATGGAGCAGGATTCCGTTGGACCCACACGGGTAACGTGCCATCCTCCGGCTTAAGCTTGGACAGTGACGGCAACGGAATTGGCAGATCGACTGCATTCGCCGTGTCTGCACCAACCTGTTGGAGAAACGGGTGTTCGGGTGCAAGCTCGCGCAATTCATCCATGCCGTCGTCATATTCGTCGTCGGTCATGAGAGGTTCATGGCCGTTGTGATATGCGTCTGCAGCGGCGGCAAGACGTGCAGCAAGGGCCTTAATTCGCACAGACATTCTATGGCGATCCCGTTGGAATTCGGGGGTGATCAATTTTTGGATGGTGAACGGGATTTCATGGACTCATGTAAATTCGTGGAATCATGTAGAGAGCATGAGTTGGAAATTCACCAAAATACCATAGATCCGAGATGTTAGCCGCCTCATCAGTCTTTCAGCAGAAAAATTAGACTGGAAACATTGGGAGGCGGCTAACATTGCGGAACCATGCCAAAATACCCGACACAGAGAATTGGACGGCAGAATTCAAAGCATCAGTGGATAATTTAGTAACTGTTTTTCTTCCTGGTGGTGCATACCGTTCAACAAATGTAGATGGGAATTTGTTCTTAGTTTCAGTGTTTGCGTTGAAGGATGATGGTATTGTCACGGAAATTAAAATTACGGACAACCAAGTTCATTGTTCGAGCATAGATTTGGACATTAATGATGCGGATGCACGGTTGGTACAAGGCATCGTTACACTTCCACCCGTAGCACATCGTAAGTTGGTTGAGTTTGTTACATCTCTTCCAATACTAGACTTACATGTTTATGAAAATATATTGCCCGGAACTGGGCGCGGATATAATCAATCACCCGTAAATCGTAGACATGCGGATATCGTTGTTAAATACAGCAATTTGCCTGCGAATGTAGGTGGCTTAATTACGAATTTTACGGCCCCCAAAGGTGGTCGTAGGGCAACACGCAAATCCCGCGTTCTAAGGAGATGAGTTGGAAATTCAGCAAATTACCTGGAACAGAGGATTGGGAGGTTGAATTCAAAGCATCGCACGATTATAATGATAATTATTTGGTTTTTATGTTGCCTGGTGGAGTGTATAGACGCATCCTTCCGTCTACGGTGTCACAATTGACATCCGTAAATAAATTAGGGTTTTAGCGATTGTTGCTGATTGATGGTACATCCATTCATTATGTGGATATTTATCCTAATGGTGGGCATGCAGCAGAAGGGTCGATAAGACTTCCACCGTTGGTACACCGTAAGTTAGTCGAGTTTGTTTCATCTCTTCCGGCAACCGGTGAGCCTATAAATGTTTTGCCCGGAACTGGGCGCGGATATGAACAAGCACCCGTTAATCGCAAACATGCGGACATTGTTGCTAAATACAGCAATTTGCCTGCGAATGTGGGCGGATTAATCGCAAATTTTACGGCACCCAAAGGTGGTCGCAGGACAACACGCAAGATGCGCCAACGTCGCTGAAGTAGTGTGAACGAACTCTTTGTTCAAATTTGACCTTTTCAAGTGCCCCCGTTTTTTATCACGTACACGTAGATGAAGCACCACCTCAAAACAAGAAAACAAAAACAACGCGGCGGTCAATTAACCCGCAACATAGCGCTAAAACACATCGTTTCAGTCGGATATGAGATTGAATCCGGAATCGTTTTGCCGTTTGTTCCATCAGATCCTGACGATCCTGATGGCGTTCTCGCGTTAAAACCAATCGGCATTCAATTTGCAAAGGATTCAACTATTTTAATACATAGAACCGATGATGAGAGCTTCGTATTAACGCCTGAATCACTGACCCAAAACACAATTTCCATGAAATTGGATGCATTTTTCGATAAACATACGAAAGATGACATTTCGATAACAAAGGATGGCGCAGAATTGTTTTATCTTGGATTCAAAACCGCCCCGGATTTTTTTGATTGTGCAGAATTTCATTACACATTTAAGCGACTTGCGCCATCGGAAAACATAATTATGACAACGTTGCAAACGGTTGTTCACGCACTGCATGACATGTTTACGGGCGTCGTTACCGTGAATAATTGTCGCATTCAAACAATGTCATCCCGTGAAGTGTGGAATATTTGTACGGTGTTCAATGCTCTCGGAGTTTATTATGTAATTCCTGGGTCCAACATTTCCGCTACGGACGTCAATTGGACGTTTCAATTAACATTCGGTGTGCATCTCGAACACGTTGCCGAAGTTGTAAATCACATTGCCAAGGACACTGCAATTGAGCGTTTGGATATTGTGAACCGGTTGTTGGGTCTTTGGACTCGGACTTGGCGATTCAATCCGACGGTGAAAGGGTTTTTGTTTTTGCTGCTACTGAACATTTGCCCGTCGGACATTTCGAAAAAGACGACGTACCATTTTTCATTGCGGCACACGATTCGTGAGATTTTCGAATCCTTGTCGGTGGACGACAGGTCGCGCATCGATGAATTCGCAAGAACATTTGATGCAGACGACAAAGCAATTCCGACATACGGAAGTGTCCGTAAGTTGTTAGACTTGCGAAACGTTGAGTATGTGGACGACCCCATTAAGAAAACGGGAACGCGGCGTTTTGTGTTTGCCGACGGTGTTGTTCTGTTTGAAGTTCGAAATTTCAACAAACAATTGCAGAAATTAATAGGGAGCAAGCAGACGAATTTATCGACGTTGCTGCCGATCATTGACGGACTGGCTTGAGATTTCCGTTAATCCCCGTTAATCCCCCACCACACATTTCTAACAGTATTAAATGTGTAAAAAATACTGCAAGCAATAAAGAAGAGCATGGCGAATCCCGGAGTTGACGCTTTTTATCGTACACGAGCGGAATTCGACGGATTAAACGCGCAATTGGAATTGCAACTTGAATCGTTTGTAGCGTATGCACGTGCTCGCCGCGATGAATTGTTGGAGGCGTTTGAAAAGGAAGCTGTGCACATTGATGATGAAATGCTTGCTGCAGCATCTGCAGCAGTTGCACCCGTTGCATTCCCTGAAGTATCGCCGTTTGTAATTGTAAATCGAGAAATGGAAGCATTGGCGCGATTCCAGCGAACGTCGTATTCTGCTGAAAATTTACAGGCTGCTATCGCAGCTAAATCCAAAAGTCTTGCGAGTGTGGAACTTTCGCTATTAAAAACGGATAACGTATCGGACCCGAGTGCATTGGATAATTTAGCGTTTCGGGTGGCGTGTCAAAATAAACATATTGAAATAATCCGTTTGCTTCTCGCAGACCCACGGGTTGACCCTGCTGCTGTAGATAATATGGCGTTTCGAATGGCGTGTAAAAATAAACATATTGAAATAATCCGTTTGCTTCTCGCGGACCCACGGGTTGATCCTGCTGCACCTGATAATAAAGCGATTCTATATGCGAGCTCACATGAACATATTGAAGTAATCCGTTTGCTTCTCGCGGACCCACGGGTTGACCCTACTACTGGAGATAATGAGGCGATTTTCTTTGCATGCTCACATGGAAATACTGAAGTTGTAAGTTTGCTTCTCGCGGACCCACGGGTTGATCCTGCTGCTAGAGATAATGAGGCGATTCGAATGGCGTGTCAAAATAAACATATTGAAGTCATCCGTATACTCCTCGCGGACCCACGGGTTGACCCTGCTGCTAGAGATAATAAAGCGATTCTATTTGCGAGTTATCATGAACATATTGACGTTATGCGTTTACTTCTTGCGGACCCACGTGTTGACCCTGCTGCACGAAACAACACCGCGTTACGTCGTGCATTTCTCATAGAACAAACAGATGTTGTTCAAATATTGCTCACACGCGCGAGCCCCGAAACAAAAGACAAATTTGCATTTTGGATGGCATGTCGCAACGGTAAACTTGATGTTGTTCGCACTTTAATACCGTCGGTTGATGCAGCAGAACGCGATTTTGCTCTCAAAGTTGCAGAACACTTCAAGCAACCAAAAGTTGTGAAATTTCTTAAAGCAAGCATTGTAACGAGCAATGCAACAATTTCACGCGTCGGCGGCAAACGCACAACTCGCAAACGGACAACTCGCAAAAATCGTAATGCTCGCATTTGACCCTAATGATTGCCCCCGTCATCCCCGTCGTCTCCGTCATCATCCTTCGTAACAACGTATTCAACGGTTTCCGCCGCCGGTTGCACTTTCACATTCACAATGCTCTTCAACAGTTCAACAATGTCGGTGTGTCCATTCGCATGTGCAAGTTTAAGCGCATTATTGTCATTTGCTGAAGGGTCAATTTCTTCACAAGCAAGCAATAAACGAACAATGTCCATACATCCGCGCATACATGCATATCTAAGTGCAGCGCTGTTATCCGCAGCAGGATTTACGCCTCTTTCTTTCGGTAAATCAAGCAATAGACGGACAATTTCCGTATGCCCGTTTTCACATGCAACCATGAATGGGACATTGTCTTGCACTGTTGGATCCACACCCCGTGCGTCCGCAGATCCCCACGGCAATTCAAGCAATAAACGAACGATTTCCGTATATCCTTTCTCACATGCATTTCGAAGTGCAATATTTCCGTATTTTGCCGGATCAACTCCGAGTTCCAACGGCAATTCAAGAAATAAACGGACAATTTCAGTTTGCCCCATAGCACATGCATACCGAAACGCGAGACAATCTTTTCCGGCAGGATTAACGTTGCATGCAAGTAATAAACGTACAATTTCAATGTGTCCGTTTATACATGCAGTAATAAATACATCATTCGGAATTGCAATTTCTGGTGAGAGCAAGAAACGGACGATTTTCGTATGGCCAAATGAACATGCTGTATCGAGTGCCTTTCTTGCGTCAATTTCTAAACCGGCCTCAATCAAGAGTTTAACAAGGATTACGTCGCCTTTTTGGACTGCCGTTTGCATCGAATGGTATTCATGTATTTCCGCGATTTTACGGAGAAGTTGAAGTGCATGTTGAGTTGCGTCCATTCTGTCAAATGTGAGGTGTGTGAAAGGCCGTCAATTTTTATGACAAAATTAGCCGTTCAGACATCGCACAATGCAGAAATGAATTCAAAACCGCGCCTTGAATTCCTCATATACTGCGTCTCGTTCGGCAGCCAACACCGCATATTGCGCTTCACCCAACACCCGTCTACACAAGTTGAGATCATACGTGAGTTTCTGATCTGGCCGCGAACTGCTCCAAACCCGTTGGATAAACGCAGCACACGCTTCATTGTCGCGCGGCATGTGACAAATACCTTCTTTGAATGCCACAAGAGTCTTGAGTTGCGAACGTGTGCACGCTTCATCCAGTGGCAGCGCCCGTTGTACAACTTCAACATCATTGTACGCAATAGCCGGATTGTCGCCGAGCAGTCCAGGTGCAATGTTGCCAACCATGCCCTGCGCATCGTGAAACGCAACCACATCATCAAATGTGCTGAGTCGTGCCGTTTTGCTCGTTGGTCGTGCCCGTCCTGCACCATGACCCGCAAAGAGTACATCTGGCGATTCGTACACTTGTGTAAATCCCTCTCGAATCAAACGGGATCCTTCTGCCATTGTGGTTTCATACGTTGCACACGACGGGTCCGCCATCGTCCACATCAAACACCCTTCTCCTGCGCGCAGCGCGACAATGCTTGCAGCAGCTCGCCGTGTCATGGCAATAGCCCCTTTTTTGAGCACAAAGAATACTGTGCGAGTATCGTCGTTTACGAAGCACGAAATTCCGTTGTGCACGAGTCCACCAAGCAGGGCCAATGTTGGTGTTCGTGCGTCTTTGAACCGCCCCACAGCATGTTGAAACAGCGGCGACGCTATCATAATATCCTGCAATACACGGGCATTTGTCTCGTATCCGAGTTCCTGTAAGACTGCAAGAGCACACAGCACTCGATTCAATTTCGCGAATTTGCACAGTGTATCAAATGCGCGCTGATAAAAGACGGCAAGCGCACCCGTTGCAACCTCGTAGCCACCTTCCATGAAGCGGCAGGCTTCCGCAATAACATTGTACACGGCTGCACCGAGTCCGCGACTTCCCGAATGTACAACGAGCCACAGCTTGTTCCCGTCATCTTGGGACAGCTCACAGAAATGATTGCCGCTGCTGCCAAGACTTTGTGCGTAGCGTGAAATGTAGCGCAATACGACAGCCTGTTCGTAAGAAAGCCCAGGCGGAATCGGAATGAGCTTTTTGGCGCTTTCCCTGTCGCCGCCCAATTTGTCAAGCTCTGACCGCTCGTAACTTGCAAACATAATTCCAACAGCGTCCATTACCGTGCGCATCTCATCCAGCCACGTCGCCAATTCGTCAAACCCGTAAAACGCGGCGGCCTCCATCACATTGGTTGCAAGAAACGCGCCACTTTCGGCTGCCTTGCCTCGTAGCAGCGTTCGTCGCATGGTCGCAACAACATATGAGCAATAGTCGCGCATGGTTTCACCAAAGTCTTCGCGGGATTTTTGCTGGGGTCCGGGAGTCACCAGCGGAATGACGGAAAGGCCGCATCCGATATCGCCAGACACCAGATTTACGGGAATCTTACATCCAGTCACATCCACCGACATAATCATACCGACAAACACATTTCCAGCACCATGTGTATCCGCCTGGAGCGACACCGTGGACCCTGGTGGAGCAAAGCGAACTGCAATTGCTGCAACGGCGTCAAGGTCGGCAACACTTAGTTGTGCATCCGAAAAAACGACCTTGCTTTCCAGAATCCACCACTTATCCGTGCCATCGTTGATGCGATATTTTGCCACAATTCCAGGAGTCAGTGGCAGCTCATCGATGTGTAGCGAAAGACCCTGTTTGAAATCGGGTTCTTCTTTGTACACAGACACATCTGGAATTGTGTATCCAAGACTTTGTAGTAGGTTCGCGGCAGCTTTGCTAAGTTGTGATTGTGTGCGGCGTTCGAATTTGGCTTGTGCTGCAGCGGCTGCTTTTTCTGCTTTGGTCTTTTTGGCAACGGGTTCACAACAATCCACATGAATGTTGTTCAGTTCGGAATCCATTTCGGAATCCAGTTTGGAATCCATTTCTCCGGTCGTTGGTGGTCTTGAACAAAGGGTGTCATTTTTCCACCCGCACGGCGACCCCTTGTATTTTCGTTTTTTTCGGTCGTTCCCGTAATTGGAGGCTTTCCCTCCAAAAAATACTTGAAGCCATTCGAGCGTTTTCACCAATCAACATAGAATGAACGCAATCACACAACGGGCGCATCTTATTGCATCTGCGTTTGAAGAGCTCGATGCTATCATTGTCCCTGAAGTACCCGATTGGTTTCATGTGAACACGGCCATACGAATGTAGTTACGCTGCTACTTCCCGTCAGCAAACGACAACGCTGGGCGAGGGTCACGCGGATCAACGTGTTGTTCGCTCGTGTGGACCCGTCGGCAGTCGACAATAGTGCGATTCGCTCTGCAAGTGAACACGGCCATACGGATGTAGTTAAGCTCCCCGTCAGCAAACGACAACGTTGGGCGAGGGGGTCACGCGGATCAACGTGTTGTTCGCTCGTGTGGAGCATACAACAATTACGCAATACACTGGACAAATACGGAAATTGTCAATGTGCTACTTGCAGACTCTCGTGGATGCTTAATTTCCGTTTTTTAACGTTTCTTCAGCGTACGCCGCCCCCCTCCCTTCAACAGCCGAACTTCAGCATGAATAATCGCTATTCTGCGTTCATTAAATTCAATTGCCGTCGGGTACTTTTTGTAATGGATTTTTGAATCAAACGTGAAATGCAATCCAGGTGGTAATAGAATTTCAAACTCATTTTGCACTTTAGATTTCAAATGCAAATACATGCATGGAATCTCCGGCGTAATCGTCAGTTCATACACGCCCCCGTAATATTCAACGGGTGGTTGATGTACATAAAACGATGACGGCAAACTTGAAAAGTCGATTGCCTTGACGACAGAGAGGGACGTCGACACAAAATCCGCATTTACGTATTCAAGTCCGCGCAAATGGCCCTCCGTTTTGAATCCTCGATACACCGTCACCGGCGACAATAGACGTGGAGCATTTTCAATAATGCGTTTAAGGTCCTTCGAATATTCACTCAAAAAAGGTGTAATATTGTCCGGATTAATGAAAAAATCGAAATTCCGTTTCACAATATCCACAAACTCGGATTCATTCACCATTTGTTCACCGTTCAATTTGAACAGCAACGTATTCGTACTCGGCAAATCCAACGGTAACGCATCGTACATGTCCGACATGTAATATCCTAAAAATGCAACATGTCGCACCGACGATTCAACCGAAAACAATTCGGTCAGGTCGCGAAGTGTGCCGCGCAAAAAATTATTTACGAGCATATCACCCAAAAACGTGTAACTTTTTAACAATTCAATTTCACGAAGGGAAAGGCTATTGATATACATAGATTGCAAATCAATCCATTCGACCAAACGGTCACTTTTGGGCGGAAACGCATATCTTGTGCGTAAGCGGGCCGAGTTTTCCGTACCGTTTTGGCGAATTAAAAACGGAATTTCTGGCAGAAGTCGGGTTTTCGCAACATGCGGTCTATTTCCGTGAACAGGTTTGACCAACAGGGCCGTTTTGCGATTTGGTGTTGGAGACGGGGGTTCCTCTGCATTTGTTCGCAATCCGTTTAAACTCAGCGTTTTACGAACAATAGATTTAACATTGTCCATGTCTCTATTCGTGCATGAGATTTTTTTATCGGGTCCTTAAGCGGTCACATGCATATGTAGACCAATGAACACACCCGCACACGACCCGCACAGCCCGCGCCAAGTCCGCGAAATGGCCGGTGCTGCCGACTGGTTACGCCTGGTTGCGCTGCTCACGCGCGACGATCCTCCTAACGTTCTTCTTACGGGTCAAGCCGGAATTGGCAAAAGTTTAGCCGTAAGTTTAGCATTGAGCAATTCGATTGTTCAATGGTTCCGCTGCTCACAAGATCCGTCTTTGCGTGATTCACGCGACCGCATTAAAGGGGCTGCAAAACGACGCGCTGAAATCGGACATGTGAATTGGATCGTGCTTGAACACGCGGACATGTTGCATGCAGACGCACAAGCCTTTCTTCGCCGAGTTATGGAAACATCCGTTGGATCCACGCGATTTTTGCTGGAAGTGCGCGACGCATCTGCTGTAACGGAACCTCTGATATCTCGCACGGTACTGTTTAATGCACCGTTGTTGATGGAATACGAGATACGCGCAGAGATTTTGCGACGGTGTCCCGGATTATCGGTTGCAGTGGCGGGTCGATTTGCGGGAGAAGCGAATGGCAACATCCGGTGGGCCGTGTTGCAAGGGTTGGGCAACATGGGCGCGGAAATATCAACGACGGGTCTCGTGGATCCAACGCTCCCTTCCCCGGCATCTATCCACAATTGGCAATCTCTGTTAGCCACGCTTGAACAAGTGAAACAAACGGGTTCATCTCTTCGGTCGTGGGTTCATTATGACAATCCCGTTTGGGAACGACAGGGGGGTGCATGTCCATTGGCAATTACATCCGCACTCTTGGCTGCGTCGCTTAGTGCGTAAAAAGTACTGCATTTGAAAGCTCACGCAGAAAAGTAGCGAAGAACCATGGAGAATGTGGCAACGTATTCTGAAGCGCGATCCGAGTATACCAAACAGCTGGCATCGTTTGTCGTCCCGGCAATGGTGACGTGGTTTCAAAAATTGTGGAAGCGAACATCGCACGGCAAATTGGATTTGACGCTGTTTCAGACGGAATGTGCGGAAATTCCTCGGTGGAATCAAGATCGTATTCGTGATGAAATTCGGAGTTTGCTCGAAACAATTGACCGCGCAGGATGTGATTATATGGAGGAACTCATGACCGCTGTTTTTGTAGCGCATACCAAGGTTCTAACGGCAGTTCGGTTGTCAACCAAGCGAAAGGAATTGGCGATAACGGTTCCGAAGTTGGAGCAATTTCTTCATCGGATTTTCCATGAAACTGCGCGACTGTGTTGGAAAACCCCGTTTCTTTTTATGGAAACGGGAACGATCATTGACCGTCAGAAGAATGTGCTTCAAATTGAAGCCTTGGCGTCGGAAGCGATAACAACCGCTGTACGCTCATTGCTTCCGGTTAAGCAGATTCTTCAAACATACATGGGTGAAGACGGGGATGAAATTGAAAAGGTGGATGATGATGCAGAGGCTCCTGTTGTTCCTGTGGCAGCACCTGTGGCACCTGTTGCTCCTGCTGTTCCTGTGGCAGCACCTGTTGTTCCCGTTGCAGCACCTCTGGCACCTGTTGCAGAAGCTGTGTTAATTGTTGATGATCCCGTTGTACCCCCCGTTGTGCCCCCCGTTGCCCCCGTCGTACCCCCCGTTGTGCCCGTCGAACAACCCATAATTAGCATTGACACAGAGCCTTCGGTGCGTTTTTCGGATTACGATGCCGTTTTCCAACCCGGTGGGGAGCCCAAAATGGCATTTGCACCCAAAGAAGACGCGGATTTGGAGTCAGCAGATGATTTAACATCGGGTTTGAAAATCCATGATACAGCGGAAGTCTCGAGCGATGATATTGAGGACCTTGACGCCAAAGACGCCAAAGATTCCAAAGACACCAAAACAATTGTTGATTCCGACATCGAGGATTTGGAATAAACGCACATTTAAAATCATTAAATAAAGTCCCACATACTTCACAAAGATGAACATGAAAACCGTAATCATCTGTGCGATCGTTGGCGCTGTGTGTTTACTCATTGTCGCGGGTGGAATTGTTAGCATGCGCGGAGAATCTCCCGATTCAGTGCATCTTGCTTCTGGAGCCGTTGTGGGCGCCGGAGCTGGAGCCGGACTTGCGTATTGGTTTACCCCGGAATTGGAAACGCTTCAAGATTTGGTGGGCGGTCAATCCGAAATGAACGTTGGTCTTCCAACATTTTGACATGCTAAAATCCTTTCCAAGCGAGTCCAATCAATGCTCCCGACACGATTTGAAACACCGTATGACACCGAAGACGTCTGCGTGCCCACGCCATCGCACACAGCCACAACCATTGTCGAGGTGAATTTCTATTCACAAGAAATGCAGTAATGGCCATGTGTCCCGATGGAAAACCGCTTTTGCTTGCGTCATTTTCGCAAAAAATGCCGCAATTATGTGCGTTTGTTGGTCGCCGAAAAATGGGACCCCAATCACGTGTTAATCGCTTGATACACTCAATCAGAATGAGGAGACGGAGTACTTCAAAATTATTGGTCGCAAAGAATGCAGCAAACGGACATGACAATGAAATAATGTATTCCAACATGTTGTCTACTTATGTAAGGTTCTGGCAAAAATGTTATTCAATGAATAGTAGATATGTACTCGGGAGCCGTGTGTCCCCCAAATACGGTGTTTAATCCGAAAACACTGCATTGTATTAAACTCTCGGGACGCAAAGCGCGTGAATTGATTAAAGCTGGAGATATTCCTGCGGTTCTCACGCAAAAAAATAGGGCAACACAGCGATTGACACAAGCACAGCGATTGATGCAACAACAGCGATTGACACAACAACAGCGATTGACACAACAACAGCGATTGACACAAGCACAGCGATTGACACAAGCACAGCGATTGACACAACAGCGAACAACACAACGAAAAACACTTGCAAAATTACCCGTAGGATCTGCACGCGTTATTCCTAAAGGCGAACGTCCAATTCTTTTGAGCTGGATTAATAAACATTGTACGACCGAATTTGACGCAATAACGAATCAACCGTTTGCAGATGTCCAGAGCGACGAAGACCTTCAACAACTTGTTCGTTTGCACACGGGAACATGTGTACTTGCTCCGAATTTGCACGAGCATGTTCGACCCATGCACAAACGTGGAGATTTTGCGACAGTCCCAGGATTAACGGAACACATGACACGCGATGACTTTAAAGTGTTGCGGGCAGCGATGCGCAGACACAATCCCGAGTATAAATTGCCAGGCCGTAAGCACCGCCCACCACCCGACAATTGGGCACTGTATGTCGGCATGGATGAACGAAGTGGTCCACATTTCGCAAGCGTAATGTACGTTGATATTACACAATTGCGTAGAAGCGCAGGAGGGACAGCGGACTTTGAACCGTCTGCTGTTAAAATGAATTTGGGATTTATTCCTCAACTTGAACGATTCCGTGAAATTATCGAACTTCTCCGACAGCTGAATGAGCAATATAAAATGCTGAAGCCTGTGCCAGGTGGATGGCGTCCAATTGCGGGATTTCCCTTTACCAAACGCTTCTGGGAAGAGGACGGAACTCGCAAATTTGATCACTTAATCAAAGAACTTACGGACGTACTGAATGAGCCTTAAGAACGCGAATCGATTAAGACACACATGTCCGAAAAAGGACTCGACGCATTCGACGCATTCGACTCATTCGACTCATTTGAAACATTTCAATACATTATTCAATGGTGTATTGTGCTACTTTTAATGTTTTTCACATTTTATCATTTGACCCCCCAAAATTGATCTCGTAATTTCCTGAGTTCTAAATAGAGCATGAATTTCTGTTCTATTTGCAACTATTACTTGTATTTGGAGACTGTAACGACAGACGACGGAATTACAATGCAGCACAAGTGCCGGCATTGCGGGTTTACGAAGGCGCTAAACCCCCAGTCTTCAGAGGAAGCCTTGATTCTTGAAACGACGTTTCAAAAAGGGAGTTCATCGGATGTTTCGCAGATTACGGAATTCACAAAGCGTGATCCGACATTGCCAACTCTGGTAACAATTTCATGCCCGAATGGTGAGTGTCCTTCGCAGGCAGACGAATCTTTGCGTAAAATTATCTATATGAAAGTGGATGCAAAGCAAATGCAATACCAGTATTGCTGCATGTCGTGCGATACGCAGTGGAAGTCATAAGCGCAATCATTGGCGAGGTTTTTTGAAGAGCATTGGCGAGCTTTAAACAAATAAATTTATTAACGTTTTACCACTTAATTGTAAAAAATGTAAATCTGCTAAATCCTCAACCCATGCTCTTCAAGTTAATGTTATTTGACAAATCAATGTTTTAAGATGTTGATGATTTGAAAAGACTGTTTGAGCAAAGAACGTTAATACATTAAGTAATTCATGGTCGTCAACGGCCATGTAGCGCCGAACTCGGTCTAAATTGTTCGTCAGGATTGCTAACGTGTACGGCGCTACATGGCCGTTGACGACCATGAATTACTTAATGTATTTTGGAGAGGAAAAACAATGGTGAATTATGCGATTGAACATGGATATGCAGATTTGGTGCTATTTATGCTGCAACACGGATATCCTGTTTGAAGCGAGATTTTAGCATTGAGTTCGCAGCATGGATTGGATGCAGTTGTCGCCTACGCGCGGTCACGAATTAACGCGAATGCTAAAAATGTTAGCAGCAACAGTGGAAGTGGCATCAACAGTGGAAGTGGAAGTGGCAGCAACAGTGGCAGCAACAGTGGGAGCAACAGTGGAAGTGGGAGCAACAAAAACACCCGTAAGCGAAAAAGGTCTTAGGATTAAAACGGGCTGTCTTTTGTAAATTGGGGAAATAGTTTTGACGCGCAAATTTCTGGAACTGCATTTATTTGCATTCATATTGTAGCTACACTGATGGTTACCTCTCCAATGCATTGCGATTTAACTTCGACATTTATTACTAATTGTTCGAGTTAGACGTAGTGTTCGAGTTCGTGATTGACGACGTCCACCTACAGCATTAAACTCTTGCCTGCGAAGTTCGCGAATTTCCTCATCAAAAAACTGTGCACGTAAAAGTATAAGATAAAACTTTGCACGTAAAAGTTCATGAATTTCCGCTGTTTTTGCTGCAGCAATGTGCTCACGAGACAACCCCCTAGCAACAACTTCGCGGCGCTCAAGTAATAGCCGGACTACATCCAAATGACCGTTTTCACTTGCACAACGTAGTGCGGCATTGTTGTTTGCAGACGGGTTTACACGTGGGTCTGCGAGTAATATTTTAACAATGTCCAAATGACCGTTTTCACTTGCACAACATAGTGCGGCATTGTTGTCTACACGAGGGTCTGCGAGTAACATCTTAACAATATCCAAATGACCGTTTTCACTTGCCATGCAAATCGCGTAATTATCGTTTACTGATGGGTCCACACGAGGGTCTGCGAGTAGCATTTTGACCACGTCTGTATGACCGTTTCCACTTGCGCTCTTAATTGCATAATTGTAGCGTGCAGACGGGTCTACACGGCTGTCTGCAAGTAGCACCTTGACCACGCCCATTTGACCGTTTCCACTTGCCATGCGAATTGCGTAATTGTTGTCTGCGGATGGGTTCACACGCGGGTCTGCGAGTAGCATTTTGACAATGTCTGTATGACCATTTTGACTTGCAAAGCGAATTGCGTAATTGTCGGCGGTTGACGGGTCGATTGTGGGATCTCGTAGCAATAAATGCACCACAACCACATCACCCGCTTTAACCGCCTTGTTGAATTTCTCTTGTACAAATCCCGGACGGGGATTTCTGACAAATACCGGATATATGACAAATACCGGATGGTTATCTAGGACTTTAGCTTCCTTTATTAAATAGTCGATTTCTGTCTCCAAAACACTCAATTCTGCATCCGTGAGTTCTGGATACACCGTTGGTCCGTTTGCTAACCCGTTTCTGTTTGCTGTCCTGTTTATCTCTCCATTTGTTTTGTTCGTCGCTCCAATCTTTCCCTCTAATTTCAGGTCCAATCGTGTTAATTCTGTTTGAAGTTTACTGCGTGTATTCCAAATTGTTTGATTCGCTGAATAAGAAAACCAGCGGGGAATCCAAAAATCTAATGGCTCCTTAATCAATGGCTGAATAATAGCATCCACCGCCTCAAGTTCTTCTAACGCAGCAGCCACCCTTCCAACCTTTGCCCGTAATTCATGGATATTTCGGTTAGCAGCATCCATCAAAACGTATTCTAATACTGCCAAATATTTCTGTAATTAATTTTGTATTTTGGAGAGGAAAAACAATGGTGAATTATGCGATTGAACATGGATATGAAAATTTGGTGCTATGCTGCAACACGGATATCATGTTGGAAGCGAGATTTTAGCATTAAGTGCGCAGCATGGCATTGTTCCCGCTTGTCAGCCGCCTCATCAGTCTTCCAGCAGAAAAATTAGACTAGACACATTGGATGGCGGCTGACAAGCGGGATCCATGGCAGCATGGATTGGATGCAGTTGTTGCCTTTATTGAACGTGGCAGCAATGGCAGCAACAGTGGCAGCAACAGTGGCAGCAACAGTGGCAGCAACAGTGGCAGCAACAGTGGCAGCAGCAGCAGCAGTGGCAGTAGCAGTGGCAGCAACAGACGAACCCTCAAGCGAGCAAAGAAAATCGTTTAATGCACCGTCATAATGTCCGTTTACATGCATTATCACATATTTGCCGAAAATTTCTAACGCGGCGATTGAAATAATCCATTTTCTGTTGGTCCAAGACGTTTCTGTTGCATGGTCTCGGTAAAATGCTTGAACAAAAAACCCGTATGGGTAAACATGGCGAATCACACAAGTTCGACATCTGCTAATGCAGGCGAGAGCCACCTGAATAAACGCATTTTGTCAACCGTGTTTAACGCCCTCATGTTTAAAGGTTGATTAATAATTCCGTAAGGCCCAAACATATTGTCGTTGACGACTGCATGGCACCCATCATTTTTGAACCACACAGTTGCAACATCCTCAATTTCAAACCACATGCCCGATTCATCCATAAACGCACACAATCTGTCTCCGTACATCAAATTCAAACATTCGGAGAAAGATTGAAATTGAACACCGTGTAATCTCACGGGTGTAAACAGAAATGTCCAGAGTGGATTTTCGCGCAAGTCGTCCACGTGAATCGCATTGTCACCGATTCGCTCAAATTCCAGTTCTTGTGCCATGACACGGGGTCCAATTCCGTAAGAGAACCAGGTGTCAATTTTCTAATCGCGATAAATTTGACCGTCGTTTTCGGGGGAATTGCGTGAACGAACGGGAAAAGCTGAAGGATTTTAGCAGATTTGTCAATTTGTACACTTGAGTGTTGCCGCTTGAAGTGATGCGAAAACTTGACAATTTTGTTAAAGAGCCCCAGGAACAGAACTGAACCTTTTACACAAAATTGCAACAACTACATTGCAGAGTTCATTCGATCACATCACGCATGCAAAGATACGGAATTAACGTGCCCCTTGAACTTCCGTTAGACGTTGATCAAGAGATTTGACAAGGGGACAGATGATAATGGATCACGGAAATTGTTCGTATGCTCCTCGACTGCCTGCGTTAACTCAATCGGGACAAAAATTGACACACGTGTTCATGGACCACACCGTTTGTTATGGACATTTTTCGCTCAGAAATTGATTTTCGCCATGTGACGGAGGACCAAAGTGTGCCACTGAATCTTTTACGCAAAATCGCAACAATAACATCGCAGGTGTCATTCATCGCGGGAGACGCATGTTTGCTGCGGCTGATGATTGCAGATGGCGCAGTTTTTAACGACGAAATGTTTATTCACGCATGCAAAGAAGAACACATAGAAATTGTTCGTTTGATCCTTGAACCGGAAAGGGGCGTGAATCCAGCAGCAAACAACAATGCTGCACTTCGATTCGCGAGTCGACTTGGACGTACGCAAATTGTTCGTTTGCTCCTGGAATTACCGCCGGAGAGAGGCGTGGATCCCACAGAGCTTGAGGATTATGCGATTCGATTTGCGTGTCGCAACGGTCACACGGACATTGTCCGTTTGCTCCTTGATTTGCCGCCAGAAAGAGGCATTGATCCTGCAGCAGATAACAATGAAGCACTAATCGTCGCATGTGAAAGGGGATTTACGGAAATTGTTCGTTTGCTTCTCGAAAGAGGTGTTAATCCAGCTGCACGAGACAATGAAGCGCTTCAAATTGCATGTGAGAACGGACACACGGACATTGCTCGTTTGCTCCTTGATTTGCCGTTGGAGAGAGGAGTGGATCCATCTGTACGCAACAATTCCGCACTCAAACATGCAAGCCAAAACGGACATACAGATTGCGTTCGTTTGCTCCTTGATTTGCCGCTCGAAAGAGGCGTTGATCCTGCAGTATTTGGCAATAGGGCACTTCGATTTGCAAGCCAAAACGGACACACGGATTGCGTTCGTTTGCTCCTTGATTTGCCGTTGGAAAGAGGCTTGGATCCTGCAGATTTCGCAAATGAAGCACTCATAACCTCGAGCGAAAGGGGACACACAGAAATCGTTCGTTTGCTCCTGGAGCTACCGTTGGAAAGAGGGGTAGATCCTGCAGCAAATAACAACGAAGCACTTCGAACTGCATGTTTGGAGGGCGACACGGAAATCGTTCGTCAATTCCTTGATTTGCCGTTGGAAAGAGGGGTAGATCCAGCGGCAAATGACAATGAAGCACTTCGTACTGCATGTAAATTTGGACATACGGACATCGTTCATCTAATCCTTGATTTGCCGTTGGAAAGAGGAGTTGATCCTGCAGCAAATGACAATGAATCACTTCGATATGCACGTGAAAGGGAGCACACAGAAATCGTTCAGCTTTTACTTGAGCTACCGCCGGAGAGAGGGGTTGATGCAGATGCATGGTGCAGCAAATTATGATGAAGAGGACACAAAAATTGACAGTCGTGTGAAGGCAACACACATTTTGTCATGGATACTGTCCCACTTAACCTTTTACGCAAAATCGCAGCAACAACACAGCGGGTGTCTCTTTTCGGGGGAGATGATGCATGTTTGCTGCGGCTAATGATTGAAGATGGTGCAGTTGTTAACGACAATTCGTACATTTACGCATGCATTGATGGACATACGGATGTGGTTCGGTTGCTGCTGGAACTCGACATCAATCCAGCTGCAACTGACAATGCAGCATTTCGATTTGCATGTGAACGGGGGCATACGGAAATTGTCCGTTTGCTCCTTGAGCTGCCGCCAGAAAGAGGCGTGAATCCCGCAGCACAAAACAATAAAGCACTTCGGGATGCAAGCATAAACGGACACACGGAAATTGTTCGTTTGCTCCTTGAGCTGCCGCCAGAAAGAGGCATCGATCCAGCTCCACACGGAAATGCTGCATTTCGTATTGCATGTGCACACGGACATACGGGTATTGTTCGCATGCTTATTGATTTGCCGTTGGAAAGAGGCGTCGATCCGGCTGTGCGCGACAATGTAGCACTTCAAAATGCAAGTGAGAGCGGACACACGGAAATTGTTCGTCTTTTACTTGATTTGCCGCCAGAAAGAGGCGTGAATCCTGCAGCACGAAACAATGAAGCACTAATTAATGCAATCCAACATGACAACACGGAAATTGTTCGTTTGCTCCTTGATTTACCGTTGGACCGTGGAGTAAATCCTGCAACAGACAACAATTTAGCACTTAGTCTTGCAAGTAAAAACGGACAAACGGAAATCGTCCGTCTATTACTTGATTTGCCTCCAGAAAGAGGCGTCGACCCAACAGAAATTGACAATTACGCACTTCGTTATGCAAGCGAAAACGGGCATACAGAGATTGTTCGTTTGCTCCTTGATTTGCCGTTGGACCGTGGTATTAATCCAGCAGCGCGAGACAATTATGCACTTCGAACTGCAAGCATAAACGGGCACACGGAAATTGTTCGTTTGCTCCTTGATTTGCAGTTGGAAAGAGGAGTGAATCCCAGGAACAAATAACAAGGATGCACTTTGACTTTGAGATGCACGTGAAAGGGGGGAGTTTTTACTCGAGCTAGAAAGAGGCGTTTGATCCGTTCCTGTGGCTAGTGTTGGATAGCTCGATGCATTAAATAAGCGGGCCCCATAGTGTGCATGTCAGTTTACAAGTTCAATCATGCTTAGTTTAGAATTGAAATTTCGAGCTTAACATGCAGCAAGTACTTAAG